CAAGATAGAAGTTGGTCTAATTTTTCTTCTACTCTTGTAATTTGGTCCTTGATTGATGAGCCTGAATTAGGCTTAAGTTCTATTAAGTAATGTTTAACTAAGGCTTTTATTCTAAATTCCAGCCCAATTATTAAGGCAAGGATAGACGTGATTAATCCAATTACCTGCGTAGCATCCACTATATATTACCCTTAGTCTGAGCTAAACGATATTTATATCCATCTTGAATGCCCATTGGCCCTAGATATGGAGCAGACATAGTTACTATCCATTCGCCGCCGCTATCGTACATAAGTGTTCCTTGAGAATCAAGGATGTTTCTCAACTTGGCATCTAATTGCAACTTAGTTCTTGTGTAAATAAATACAGATCCAAGGTCTTTTCCTGTAACTGTAGTGGCACCACCAAGAGCAAGGTCAGATGTCATAGAAAGTCTAATTTTTGTAGGCACAACGTCATAAACATTTGTTACAACTCTGCCATCAAAAGAAGTCTGTTGCTTATAGAAATAAGCATCTGCGACATAAGGAAATTTTCTAGTGGTATTAAACAACATTACAAAGTTCTCCAGTCGACCTTACGGTTCCATTGAAATATTTTTCCAGTCTTAATTGATCTGCTTCTGTTAAATGAAAGAGCACGAGAGGCAATGACAGCCAAAGGTGACATGAAAGGTGCACTGTAAGCTCCATCAAAATTCTGTGCTGATTCTCCAGCACCTGCTGATGTAACTGCAACTTGCTTATAGATTACACTTTCATTATCAAGCATATATACTGCCTGGTATGCTGTCATCTTATCTAATATCATTAGGTCAGATGGGTTTTCAATATCAATCTCATCTCTGCCTATATACATTTCAATAAGAGCCTGTGCTCTTTTAATTAATGCAATATCTACAGTTGTATTTGTATATTCTATTACGCTATTAACGGTTGTAAACATTTCCTCTATTAACCCTTCCGAGTTCACGAACTCTTAGTGTGTGTGTTGTCGTGAAATCTAACTTTCCTGTTCCGCCCAAGCTTAACTGAAAGACATAGTCTCCAGCTAAATCAAATAGGCTGCGATCAGTTGGCCATTTAAATCCAATACGGCCCAGTGTTCTATTTGTTGTTATAACTTGAGAACCAGTAAGATCAACTTCTTCGTTGTTGCTACCAATTAGTTTTGCAGTTATAGTTGTGTATTCTCCAAGGTCAGCATCTGTTCCATCATCTCTCTTTACTTGTATTGAAAGAGGCTTTGCAGGTATCTGATCTTTCCAGTATTGACTAATCATTTAATTACTTCCTTTCGTATGTATAAAATTGGATCTGTGTGATTCAAGTATAGCGTTACAGTGTAATCTGTTTCTGTCAGAGGATATATAAATACCATCACTCCAGATGCAGTTGCTGGTGCTGCCGCAATTGTTTTACCACCAAGCGTAGGCATTAATACTGAGGCAGTTAATGGCAACGCTAGGACATTCTTTGTTCCAGATGTATTATCAACAAGTGTTGCTTGTGCAAGCATGTGATTAGCAGTTACAGATGCTGGATGATCTGCTGTAACAACTGGATTTGGGATAGTTGCAGAAGCTGACATGCCAACTCCACCAACAACCTTACCTTCAATTATATTCTTATCAGACAACCACCATAAACCACGAGTATTTATGCTTGGAATAAATATAGTTCCAGTATCATATGTTCTACCTGTTAAAACTGAGAATGTTTTTAAGTTGCCACCAGTAAGTGCTGATGAACCACCACCATTTGCAAATCGACCAAGTGCATCACGAAGTCTAACTCCAGTTGATGGAAGAGTTGCAGGAAGTCCACTTCTTGTTCTCTTTTTATTTTCTACAGGAACCTCTGCACCTACATCTCCACCAACAAAACCTTTTAAGTTCATAGTTATTGGAACTAGTTGGCTTATTATGTTATCTCCACTTAATGACCAATATTGTTTAATAATATTATTATCATCATAGAGTTTAGGTTGTCCTCTTTCAGCATCACTAATGGCATTATTTTTATAAAGGGCCTGTGTATTGGCATCAATAATTTTTGCATTGTATGCAATATCAACCCAGTAATTTGATGCTAAATCGTATTGGTGATACTCAACATAGCTAGTATTAAATTGAGTTCTATTTTCAAGAGTAAAACTATTTGCAACGTTTTCTGAGAAAGAAACAAATATCTTTCCACCAGTTAGTTTGCCTTTAAGGTTTGTTCCAACTGGAAGAGCAACTGTTGTTATGTAGTCTTTATATGGATTAGGCCCTTGTGCATATGAATCAAAATTTTGCTCATGAATTGTTGTTCCTAAAGCTGTAATTGGAACACCAGCTTTCAAATGCTCAGGTCTAATTGCTTGGAAAGGTGCTCTATAAGTAGGATTTCCTGAATCTGCAAAAATAAATTCATCTCCTACCTGTAATCCATAAGGTCTATTTTCATATCTCTTATATAGTTTATCTGGAGCACCATAATTAAGCTCATCTGCATGTTTGTAAAATGCATAATCTGTCCAAATAAATGTATTATCATCAGTTAAATATTCAAGTGTATTAATAACACGGTGTCTATCATTAAAGAATGTATCATACCAGCCTGCGCCATATTGATTAACTGGGTCAAGAGTATTTCCAGTAGAATCTACTCTGCCAGTAACAACAGGTGCTCTATTATCTGAATATTCATTTGGAAGGAACTTGCCAGCATCTCTTAATAGTGGCACTGGAGTTGCTGCCTCAATAATACCTAGATCCACAGCTAATTGTGGGTTAGTTATAAATAATGATATTCCATACTCATCTACTGCTTTACGCAATGATTCTAGGAAGTCATTAAATAATGTTTTTTCTTGAAGGTTAAAGTATTCATCTACTTCTGTCTTAGAGTTAAGACCTTGTTTATCCTGCTCATTAGATTGATCTGGATAGTTTCTAAAGAATATAGCGTCGTATTGATCTAATTCATATACGTCTTTAATTAAATCTAGATATCTATAGTTATCAGTTACTTCATCCTTATAAGTATCTCCTTGAGGACCGCTTCCGATTTTTACAGTATCTTTTAATAGTGGATTTCTATCTCCTCTATATTTATCTCCAGCATAGAACTTTTGAACTGGAAGAGGGAACACGTCCCAGTCAAAGAATTGTTGTGGTGTATCATTTAAATACGTACTCAATCCGTAGAATGTGTCATAGTCATAGCTTTCTGACCCAACATCTTTTCCTTCTGTATCATTTACACCAACTGGAGCAAATGGATTGTTGTATTGTCCAACATAATATCCAGACACAGCATTGAATGTAGGCCAGAAGTAAAGCATAAGTGCACGAGCACGGTTTCCCTTACCTCTTGTTCCTGTTGTTAATGCTACTTCAGCTGTAGCTGGTGTAGCCAAATATGGTTCATGTCCAATTGCTGCAAAGTAATGTAGACTTGTATCTCTTTCATTTATAATTGAGCCTTGGCCATATGAATATCCAGATATATTGAAATCTGAATATAAATTAACATTAGCTGAATTATATCCAACTAAATAAGTAGGAATGTAAGGAGTGTAACCGTATCTTTGCACATCAAGTTTCCCATCAATCCATACTTGTGTGCGATTATCTTTTGCAACAAATTGAATAATTATGTGATGCCATTGGCCATCAGCAATATTCTTAAAGCCGCTAAATGTTTCATATCCAGTTTCAACATTAGTTGTATCGGATGCTATAAAAGTAATCTTTCCATTTTTTAATGCAATTGCACTACTAGTGCTTCTAGAAGTAGGAACATATTTACCTACAAAAAGATATTGATTTGTTTTAGTCGTTTGGATGTATGTTTCCATTGTCCAGTTATCAACTATTGCAGTTCCATTACCTAATTGTAATGAAATGTTTCTAATGTTTAACGCAGCTCTAGATTGTGGATCAAAGTATCCAGTGTAAGCTGCTGGCAATGGATTGGTTGATGTATTTAATGAAGCTAAGGCCTGGAAATTATTCCACTCACCACCACTATATACAGTAGCTGGTGAATTAAAGAATTTTATACCTGGAACAGTATCTGTTATTCCTGTATTAACATCAAGCATTACCTGATACCATCTGTCATCAGACGGTAAGTAATAGGCTGGAGGTATAACCATAAAGGCATTTGCATTTAATGATTGAGGCTTAATTAGTGCACCTAGTGTTGTTGCAAGTCCTGGCTGTACCATCCGTGCATCAGCAATACCTGGATTTACTGATATGCGTCCACCAGCAATTGTAGTTGGATTAACCATTAATGCACTAGCTTCCATATGGACTACTGAGTTTATTTCACCTACGCTAAATCCTGGAAGATGGAAAAATGCATCAGCAGTAGCTGCTGTAACTCCATAGTTCACATCAATTACAGCATTTGCTCCATAGTTAGGATGTGCAAATAATGCAGTTACATACATTGGTGTAATTGTTGGCCGTATTTCTTGTACTTCAGTAGGCATTACTAGCAAGCCAGATGCAGTTCCAGGTGCAGCTGCTACTATCTGTCCAGTACCCAAATCTGTTGCAGGCTGGACCATAAGTGCTGTTGCAGTTGTATCCATTTCAATTCTTAATGCTTGGTATGCTTCAAATGCTTCTTGCTGTGTAAATGTTCCAGCAGTTACAAATACTTCATCTATTAATGTATCTCTAGAAGCTGTAGCTGCATCAATTCCAGAAACAGCTGCAATAGAAAATTCACCAGCATCTGTTAATGTATTGCTTGAGGATGCAGTTATATCTAATTTGCCATCGATATATAATTTTATTGTGCTTGCTTCTTTTACAATTACTGCAAGGTGCCATTTGTTATCAGCTACGTTTGTTGTTCCAGTAAAGTTAGTTGTAGTTCCATTTGAGTTACCAGCAATAATGCGAAGGTATCCAGATGATGCTAATTGTTGTAAAGAGAATCCAGTTCCTTGGGTTCCTCCTCTTCCACCAAATCCTACAATTCCTTGCTGATTTGTGGCATTAGCATTCTTAAATAATACACCTATTGTACATAGATTAGAACTAGATAAAGTTCCAGAAGCAAGAGAGTAGCTACCTCTTACAACTTGAAGTCTATCTGTAAAACGAAATGCTTTAGTATTTAATGAAGTATTGCCTTGAGTATATCCTTGAGGACTTAGTTGTGAAACTACAATTGTTCCACCAGAACCATAGTCAAGAGGAGCACCAGCTCCTTCATCAAGACGAAAATCTAGTATTGGAGATTTAGATACAATATAGTCATTAAATGAACTATTAAACTTAGCTTTGGCTTCTGGCATATATGCAGATGCCTGCATTTCACCAGTTATTCCAGCAGCATATATAGCTGCAATTTGTGTACTACTTATATTAGCTGCAGTTCCAACATAAAATTGAGATATGTACATTTTTTCAGTAACTGTTGTTGAACCATTACCTAAAGCCAATTGGTCTATTGCTGTAAATGAATGTGTTATTGTTTGTGTACCAATTGATGTACCATCAATCCACATTTGTAATGTATTTCCAGATTGTCTAACTGCTACATAGTGCCAGTTGTTATCTGTAATATCTGTAGCTGATGTAATAATATGATCACTATTATTTAAACGAGCATTAGTTGTTATTCCACCAGTACTATTCCAATATGTGCTTATATATTCTGGAGATGAAGGAGAATCATAAAAAACTGCAATTGCTGCTTGTTCCGCAGTTGTTTTTTTAACCCAACATCCGTATGAGAAATCTTTATCAGCTATTAATGCGCCAACATTATCAAGTAAATTTGAAACTGCTCCATTAGTTCCACCAGTTGTTCGCAACACACCAGATCCTTGGATACCAGTAGTAGGGTCTGTGTAAGCATCTGCTCCAAATATAGAAACCTTTGTTGCAAGAGATCCATAGTTAGTTAATTGCTGAAGAGTATTAAATTTGTACCATGTCTCTAATGTTAATCCAGACATGTATGTATTCAAAATAGTTGGGAAGTATACAGTAGAGTTGTAGTGGTCTCCAGATGCTGCGCTAGCAGTCATTGGAGCCTGCGCTGCAGGATTAAATGATGCAAATACTGTAGGTTGTAACATCAATGCTGTGGCGGTTCCAACTGTGTCTTGTACTGTTACAGATGAGCCAGCAACAAAGTTAGCAGTTACTTCTGTGGATGTTAATTCTCTATCATAAATAGCAAATTCATCAATTCTTCCTCTAAATCTAGATAGCGGCTGAATTGTATCTCCACCTTGGTCGTAAGATCTTGCTCCAATTAATTTACCTGAATTTACATAAAAACTATTATCATCCATATCAATAGATGTTGGACTTGCAGATACTGTTGCATTACGCTTTAATACTCCATCAACATAAACTTTAAATGAAGTTGTATTGTTAGCAATAACTAAATGGTGCCATTGATTATCTGCATATGTTTCTGTGGATGTGTATATATTAGTTGTTCCAATGTAATTAGATACAATTAGTCTTCCTCTGCTACCAGTAAAGGTTGTTCCGATTTCAGCACCAATAGATTGTGCTCCAGTTTGGCTAAGGAATAAAAACAGTGGGCGCATTTTATCGCCGTCTACTGCAGGATTTGCTAATGTTAATGTGTCATCATATGCAATCTTAAACCACATTTCTGTAGTAAATGATCTGTCATCAAATAATGAAAATGCTGACCAGTTTGGCAATTTAATTGAAGATGTAGAGCCATTAAAATATGCTGCACGACCATCTACATCTGTCTGTTCATTTAAAAGTAAGTCTGTAAAAGTTGATGTTGTTGTAAGAGAACCATAGTTTACAGGAGTTCCCGCTGTTTCATTAAAGCGATACCAGACCTTTGGTCCTAGTGATGATATTTGATTAATATATGCGGTCATAAAAAAAGACTGCCGTTAGGCAGCCTTAACTCCTATCAAAATTTTGTCTGCTGGTACAGATGAGATGCTTCCGCCGTTAATTGTAATAATAGGAGTAAAGGAGAGGTCAGAAACCACTGGAGAAAATAAATCACCAGAAAGAGTCTCAACAGTGGTGTTGACGACGCCTGCACAAGCATTTGCTTGGAATGCGCTGACCTCTACCTTTACGTCCATGTGCGTTAGCCTTACGCTACAGTGATGCGAACAATACCTGTTGCATCCCATGTGATAGTAAAGTTACCGTTTGTTGATGACTGATCTGAACCGAAGTCCACATAGCCGATCAACGCTGAAGTTGAAGATGTACCTGTTGAATCATAGATAACAGCGTAACGTGCTGTGATTGTTGAAGATGACCAAGTGGTATCTGCAGCATCTAGAACGATTACGTTTGTTGCTGAATCATAGGTTGCTGTCTTTGAACCTAGTGTGTTACCGCCAGCAGTGTAGCCTGTACCTGAAACTTCGTATGTAGATACGTCGTTGTAGTAGTCATGAGCGTCCTGATCTGGAGTATAAGAAGATGTTAGAAGAGCTACCTTGATGGTATCTGTATCAAAATCAACCTCTTTGTTAAGTGCCTTAAGTAGGAAGTTACCGTATAGTTTTGATGGCATGTTTTATTCCTCCTTACGCTGTCTTCTCAAGAATTGCAAAGCCTTCAGCTCTAGCAACTTCGAATGCACGACGTGCACGGACCTTGAGTAGAACACCGTCTGTATCAAACTTAGCATCCTTAGATACCATTGACTCAATACCTGCACGAACACCATTGACCATAAGATCAGTGTTACCTACGATAATGAGAGCGTTTCCATTTGGAGTTGCTGATGCTGATGCACCTGTCATTGCTCCATGTGAAACAGTTAGTGGATATCCAAACAATGTTGATGTTGTAGTTCCTAGTGGATCTGTTAGGATTGGACGATTTTGATTGTCGACTAATCCACGAAGTGTTGCTAGGAATTGTGGGTGAACGATGAAACCTGTCTTTGATGGATCAAAGTATGCACTCTGCTCAATCTTAGATAGAATTTGATTAAGGTCATCAAATGTAGCTGCTCCACCTGTTTGAATAAGGTTGGCTCCTGCTGCTCCTGGTGATACTGCACGATACACAGATGTGTATGGTGCTGCGTCTGTTCCAGCTGATGCAGCTGTTACACCTAAGCATGCATTGTCAAACTTTCTTGCCCAGTTAGTTGCCCACTGAGTTTTGTATGTATTCAGAACGTCAATGAATGAGTCATTCATATCTTCTTCTGAGATGTGCATAATCTTTGCCCATTTACGAGCTGTTAGGGTGATGTCATCGACTGTTACATCTGCCTCACCAATTGTTGCGCCTTCTGCATATACGTTTGGAGCATCGCCAACAAAGCGTGGAACACGCTTTACTGATGTTGCCATTGGCTCACGACGTGCAAGCTTTTCAACTGCAGAGTTCTGCAATGATGCTTGTACGACGTTTGAGCTATGCTCTTCAACGATATAACCATTGGCGACTGTTAATTCTGTTCTTGCCATAATAGTTTTATCCTTTTCTTATTAGTTAGATTTTTGTTTGCTTGAGAGTAATATATTCGTCCGAATAATATTAGATTCGCAAGACTAAACGTCCATCTAGCTTGCATCCTCTTATTATACAGTATATTAATCTCCTAGTACATACCTTGCCTGTAATTCTGTAGCTGATAATGGAGCATCTACATATGAGGTTGTTCCACCATCTGCTTTGCCGCCGACTATCCTCTTGGGATCAAATAGCTCTGGGAAATCATTTCTAAGATCCGAAAGCTGCATATCTAATCCATTAATCTCAAAGTCATCAGTCAATTCAATTTCTGACACCTTGATGTATTTAAGAAGTTTATCAGCATTAGGCACTCCATTTTCCATGAGGGACCTAACAATTTTGTCGTTCTTTAGCTTAGTCTGAATAAGGTTGGCTTTTTCTCTGGTAGAGACAGTTTCCTGTTCCGCCGCTTCCTTTTCCATTCTAAAACGCTTTGCGTCATTTTTTGCTCTTTCCAATGCAGCTAAAACTGCTACTGGGTCTTTGATCTCTGTAGACGTACCGTCTACAAATTCGATCTCTTCCATTTTATCTCCTAATCGTCCAATTAAGGATTAACTTCACCAGACTGAGTGCCTAGTGCATTTGCTCTTTCTGCTGCTTGGTTCTTCATTGCATAATTGTGTGAATTTACAATCTCAGATGTTGGAACAGGTGGTGCTCCTAGCTGTGCTTGTGATTCTTCAACAATTGCTTCTGCAATCTCTGGGTCGTATCCAGCCTCAAGAAGAATCTGATAGAGTCCAACTCCAACACTCTTCTTGCGAACTGCGATGTCCCAATTATCTAGTGAGTCAATTGACTCTGCGTTTTCCCATTTGACTTCAACATCATTAGGAAGTCCTTCAACCATAAACATAAACTTAAACAAGTCTCTCCAAGTTGATCCAAATGCCATTTGGCGATTTACAACCTTCTTGAATAGTGGAGCTTCAGCTACACGAAGTGCTTGACCTGATGGAAGTGATGCTCCTCTCATAAAGTAATGTGTTGGTGTATTTGTAATAGATGCCATTGCATTTACATATTCAATAACTGGATTTGTAAA